CTTTCGTTCAAGGTATCATGGAAGGAAAAGAATGGATGTTGGTGAATGGTGTTTGGACTGAAGTAGACCACGCAGAAGCAGTAAGAGAAATCAGAAAAGCTTCTTCAGCGGAAATCGAGGCAGTAAGTCTTCGCATATTTGAAAACTTCGTCAAAAAACTTTAATCTATAAATAAATAATCAAAATCAAGGAGATTTTTAAATGACAAACAGATTTAAACTGTCAGAAGCCGCTACTGCTATTCTAGAAGGTGCTAAAGAAACTTTCGATGCTAATATTGCAGCAAAGCGTGGACCAGGAGACAAAGGTGGAAAACTATCAGCATCTGTAGCATATGGCTCACACGATGCAGGTATTGTTGGACAAGATGTTGACAAAATGGATGACGAATTGCCAGATTACCTAAAAGGTACTCCATCAGCAACTCCTCCAGGTGCAACACCTCCGGTTGGTGCAGAAAAAGGTTCTAAGCTAAAAGGCCAACCACAAGAAACAATGGGTCGTAAAGATGTTATGCATCCAGTACAAGCTGACGCAAACAATCGTGATGCAATTCGTGACCGTGTTGCTTCACCAAAAGCAAAACAAACAATGCAAGCAAATCCAGGTGCAACATTCCAATCATATGCAGAAAATTTGGATATGTCTGATGATGTTAATGCATTACTAGAAGGTGAAAACCTTACAGAAGAATTCAAACAAAAAGCAACTACAATTTTCGAAGCAGCAGTTATGTCTCGCATCGAAGTTATTGCTGAAGAAGTTGAAAAACAATTAGTAGAACAATTCGAATCTGCTGTTGAAGAAATCAAAGAAGAACTAGCAGGTAAAGTTGATGAATATTTGAACTATATGGTTAATGAGTGGATGGAACAAAATGAATTGGCTATCGAAAATGGCTTACGTTCCGAAATTGCAGAAGACTTCATTGGTGGTCTACGCAATCTATTCATCGAACACTATATTGATATTCCAGAAGATAAAGTTGACGTTGTTTCAGAAATGGCAGAAAAAGTTGCACAACTTGAAGATGCTCTTAATGAACAAATCAATAAAGGTATCGATTTAACTAAAAAGTTAAACGAGCAAAAGAAAGTCGAAGCCGTTTATGAATCGTGCGAAGGCTTGACACAAACCCAAGTAGAAAAATTAAAATCACTCGCAGAGGGTGTGGAATTTACTACGGAAGATGAATTCGCAACCAAATTGGAAACTTTGAAGTCATCGTATTTCAAAGAAGACTATACAGTTGCAGATAATTCAGCTTTAGATGATGAAGTTTTAATCGAAGAAGAAAAGAAGACACCGCGTTCTGCTGATCCTTCAATCGACCAATATGCCGCTGGCATTTCTAAATCACTGAAGTAATAAATAAAAAATCAATTTCACACAAGGAGAAACCCTCATGTATATGACAGAAGAACTACAAAAGAAATGGGCACCAGTTCTAGAACATCCAGAATTGCAATCCATTACAGACCCATACAAGAAAGCAGTTACTGCACTTGTTTTGGAAAACCAACACCAAGCAATGCGTCAAGACCGTTTGGCTCTTAATGAAACATTAGTAGACAATGGTCCTACAAACGTAGCTGGTGGTATCTCTAACTTTGACCCAATCTTAATCAGCTTGGTTCGTCGTTCATTGCCTAACCTAATCGCGTATGATGTTGCTGGTGTTCAACCAATGACTGGTCCTACAGGTTTGATTTTCGCAATGCGTGCTCGTTACACTGGTCAAGGTTCAGGTAACCCAGAAGCATTCTTCAATGAAGCTAATACTGTGTTCTCTGGTATGAATTCTGCATTGAATCCATATGGTTTCACAGGTACAACAGCGACTGACTCAAACACATTCTTCCAAATCAATGCTTCCGGTTCTGCTAATACCACATCTGGTATCGGTATGCCAACAGCTAATGCAGAATTGTTAGGTTCAGAAGCAGGTGCAGCATTCCAACAAATGGCATTCTCTATCGAGAAAGTTACTGTTACTGCTCAATCCCGTGCGTTGAAAGCTGAATACTCACTAGAACTTGCACAAGACTTGAAAGCTATCCACGGTTTGGATGCTGAAACAGAATTGAGCAACATTCTTTCTACTGAGATTCTTGCTGAAATCAACCGTGAAGTTATCCGTACTATCTACAACGTAGCGAAAATTGGTGCTCAATACGGTACAACTACTGCTGGTTATTTCGACCTTGATACTGACTCTAACGGCCGTTGGTCTGTTGAGCGTTTCAAAGGTTTGATTTTCCAAGTTGAACGTGATGCAAACGTGATTGCAAAACAAACTCGTCGTGGTAAAGGTAATGTGATGATTGTTTCTTCAGACGTTGCTTCAGCGATGGCAATGGCTGGTGTTCTTTCTTACACACCTGCTCTACAATCCGACCTACAAGTTGATGACACTGGTAACACCTTTGCAGGTTTGTTGCACGGTCGTATCAAAGTGTACATCGATCCGTATTATGGTGGATACACATCTAACCAAGAATTGGTTACAATCGGTTATAAGGGTTCTTCTCCTTATGACGCTGGTCTATTCTACTGCCCATACGTTCCTCTACAAATGGTTCGTGCAGTTGACCAGTTCACATTCCAACCAAAAATTGGATTCAAGACTCGTTACGGAATGGTTGCAAACCCATTCGCAGAAGGTCTAACAGCTGGTAACGGTAGACTAAACTCACAAGCAAATGTGTACTACCGTCTGTTCGCAGTTAAAAACCTAATGTGATGGTTAAAAACTATATGTAAAAATATAGTAAAGTCACCAAAAAGAGTGATAGTTCAAAAGGGAATCG